TCTAGTTGGACAGCCATCTGTTCTTTTCTGTATAGACCTATAATACAACAAAACCCCGCTTGTTAGGCGAGGTCATGTACCGCTTCTTGAACTGACCCAAGCGTTTCTTTGCTTGGCGCAGTGCTTGGGGTTTAAGTTTTCTCTTCTGCTCCTTTTTGGAGTGATGAAAGCGATTGGGAACTAACATTGTCTGCTATCTTATTAAGGTAACGATCACTTCTAGGATCTGATGCTAAAGTCATTCCAGTCTCATGAAACAATTCACCATAGTCAACTGGTCGTCTAATCTGATGTGAATCATCCATTATTGAAATACTGCAAACTTTCTTAGATTATATAGGAAAAACCTTTAACCTTGTCAAACCGTATGACACTTTCAAATTTGTCCTCCATACCAGTCTTATGAGAGATCACAAATATATTAGCATCTTTGATTACAAAACGAATGATCTTAAGAAATTCTTCCGTTCCAAAACCATCAAGTGAACTATCAAATACCTCATCCATGATTAGTAGATTTGTATTAACGGAGTTCTTAAACCTTGCTACCTCTCTCCAGGTAAACAAAAGTGATAGGTCTATTCTCATCTTCTCTCCCTCGCTGAAAGAAGCATAAGAAAAATCTTCGTGTATTGAGGACTGGACGGTTTCGTTAAACTCCTCATCAAGTGTGAAGTTTATATAGAAGTCCATCATCTGAAGATAACGGTTAACTTGCTGATTTATCAGCGGTAGATACTTCTTAATGATTTTGGATTTAACTCCACCGTCTTTAAGTAAACTATACGAAAAATCGTAATAGTTAATAGTGTCCTTCTTTGTTACTAATTCGTCGTATGTAGTTTTTAAGTTGTCTTTGAAATTTGCTAACTTGTCATGCTCAGTATTTCTGTTTGCAAGTTGTTCGGTAAGTCTCTGAACCTCCGATTCCAGATCTCTGATTTGTCGTTGACACCCAGTGATCTCAGTATTGTTTTTAGAAATGCCATGCGTTAGATTAGTAATCTCCTTAGATAAAGTTGTAAAATGACGCTCTCGTTCTTCTTCCTCTTTAATTGCCACCTCTAGTTCTTTATAACCAGACTGCAACTCCTTTGCTTTATTTTGAGCGTCGTCAATCTTATTTATTCTAAACTCTTCCTCAATTGGTTGAGTACATGTCGGACATGTTACATTCTGTGTAAAAAATTTATGTTCCTTAGTAATAGTTGATACTTTGTTAGAAATCTTACCTTTTAAGTTCCCAAGTTTACGAAGTTTATCTGTAGCACCTCTAACATCGCTCACATGCTCTTGAAGAGTTTCCATCTTATAGTTCAAACTCTCATTATTCAAAATATACTCATTTTCCTCATCCAAAAGATTATTAATCTTTTTCATATTTGAATCTATATTTGCATTGCCACGACTTTCAAGTTCTTCAATAAAATGCTCTTGCATTACAACCTTATCGTTAAAAGATTCTTTTTTAAGTTCTAAAGTTTTAATATCTTCTTTAACCAAACGAATCTTATCCTTAATCAGATTATTCATTGTAGAAAAGATTTTAATATCCAATAAGTCTTCAATAACTTCTCTTCTATTAGCAGCAGTAAGTTGCATAAAAGGAACAAAAGTGCTACTACCAAGAATTACAATCTGTGTAAAAGATTTGTAGTTCATCTTGATAACATTTTGCTCTAACCATTTCTGCTGATCTACCGCAGATGCTGATTGATCAAGCAATGTATCATTTCTATAAATCTCAAAAATATTTGGTTTTATTCCACGAACAATTTTCCATTCAATAGAACCAACAGAAAACTCTACTTCTACCTTACAATCTTTCTCATTAGTAGTATTAACTAATTGAGGTTTCGTTATTTTCCTAAAAGATTTTCCAAACAAGCTAAAAGTAAGTGCATCCAATACTGTGCTTTTACCCGCCCCATTAGTTCCTACAATTAGTGTAGTTGAAGTTTTTTCAAAATCAATTTCTGTAAAATGGTTGCCGGTTGATAAGAAATTTCGCCATTTAATTTTATGAAACAAAATCATGATGTTCTGGTGGTATTACAATATCATTTTTGGTTATCACTGAATATTGATATCCGTGATTCTCACATGTTTTCAGCATCAATTCTCCATCAATTTCTATAACATGCATCTCAGGGTAATCGTTATCTTCTAACATCATAGCATATCTTACCGCATCATCTTCTTCTTCAAAAATATAAAGTATATGATCCCCATCATCATTCTTTACCGAATATGCTCCATCACTTTCTTTACCATCGACAGTTAATATAAACATACTAGATCATTTCGCACGCTTCTTGATAAACCTCTTGCATCATTTTCTGAACAACTGACTTATCAAGTTCTATCTCAGCCTCCTCAATATATCTATTAAGAATAGAAATAGTATCTTCAGATTCAAATGCCTCAAATTCCTCATTTTTAATTTGGAAATTTTCAACAACCTTTAATTCTGCAATATTAGAAGAATAAAGTTTATCAATAAATTTCTCAAAATCCTTCATACTAGATTTTTTACGAACAATGACCTTTACAATCTTATCCTCAAAATCTCTACTATCAAAAGTTTGATATGGAGTATCATCATAATCAATGGATTTAAACATTGTATAAGGATTATCAATTGGAGTATGCTCTAATGTCTCCGTATCAAAAATATGGAAACCACGAGTATCATTATAATCATTCCAGAACATCTCATAAGGATTTCCTAGATAATAGACTTTACCATTGTCTGATCTAGTATGATAATGCCCTGAATAAACTTTGTCAAATTTATCAAAAACATTTACATCAGTACCAATCTCCATAACATAACCTCTATGGATTCTGAATCCTTTAAGTTCAAGGTGTCCCATACATACAGGAGACTTTGACTTTTCAATCATTGATAGAGTCTTTTTCTCATTATCACTATTGATCCATGGAATCATAATGACATTAAGATCTCCTAATTTAATTTCAGTTGCTTCAGAATAAATGGTTACATTATCATATTCACGGAGTAATAAATCTACAGCATTTACTTGATTAGTATTCTTATAATATGCAGTATGATTTCCTACAATAGTATGAACAGTACATCCCATATCTTTGAGACGATCATAGTAATTATTCTTTGCCCATGAAAGAACAGAGAAATCAATACCCTTGCGACTATCGAAGGTATCACCCATATCAACAATCGTAGTAATGCCTTCCTTCTCTAATGTAGGAAAGAAAATATCATTATAGAACCTTAGAAAGTAGTCATGAAAGAGTTTTGAATTCTTTCTACATCCAAAGTGCTGATCCGTAATAATTGCAATTTTCACTGGTTACGAAGCTTAGCGTGCACAGAATCTTTAATCTGGTTGTAGTCACTAAAGTTGTTAGTGCCGTCAAGCGTATTGTTATCATCAAACACTTCTGAATATCCAGTTCTCTCAAGAATTTTATTTTTGATCTCAAGTTGCTTCTTTTCTTTCTGAATGCGTCTCAAGAAAGCATAGTGAATAATTTGAGTAAAATAAGCAAAGGGGTTTTGGGATTTCTCTGGATCAAAGTTGTGTATGTACTGAACACAATTCTCAATGCCATCAGAGATCATATCCTCTTTAAACATATAATTAACAAAATTTGGTTTAAAAGATAGATGAGTTGCTATCTTTAAAAAACACTCTCCAAGATAATTAGAGATCCTAGGTTTAGGTTCATCTCTTGCTTTTGCTAATGCTACTTTATCTCTATGAACAATAATCGCTGCTAAGAACTCTTTATTATTGACATAATGTTCCGATCTCTTTCTTTTAGTCATACCAGGTACAATTGCCATAAGTATCTTTAACTAATTATGTAGATATTATAACATTTATAGATGTACTTGACAAGTTTTTAAAACCTGTGTAAAATAACTCTGTGGAGGATAAAGAGGTGGCTTAGCTAGCTTTTCTTAAAGATTTTCTCAAGGATATCTTTAGCATCTGATACAGAAGAGATATAACCCATTTCTCTATTAAGCTTCTGATTACTATTATTAGTAACTGATGGACGAGAAGATGTATCAGATTGTCTTACAAAGGATTGATACATTGTAATCATATGAATATCTGAAGATTCACTCATTGTTAATACATCATCCATATCTAAAACAAACATATCTTCAGTTGTAGTTTTAAGCCAAGGTTCTACTTTATATCCTGCAACACTACCATCTCTTTTCTTAACTTCAAAAACCATAATTGGACAACTAATTAATAATACTGTTCTGGTTTCTTCTTCACTGGCTGCTATCTTAGCGAATATCTCTTCACCATTCTTAAATTTAATTGTTCCGTAAAAATCTTCCTCTATGCCCATCTTTTTTAAGTTCTATAGTGATTATATCATAATTAAAATTTTCTGAATTATAAATTTTAATTCTTTCAATAAAGTGGTTTAATGTGTAATTCTTCCTAGAGTTGTGAGTACAATCATCGGCAATATCATAAAGCATCGCTTTAATTTTGTTTTTTCCTTTTCTTAATACTCTTCCTATAGATTGAAGGTTTCTTATTCTAGATTTACTAGGTGAGGCGAATATCACATTATGTAAATTTTTAATATTAATACCTGTTGAGAATGTTCCGTAAGATGCAACGATTACTGCATTATTCTCTTTTTCAGTAATTTCTCTTACTTTTTCTCGTTCTTCGGTGTCAACACCACCGTGAATAAAGAAGACCTTTCGGTCATCTTGCTTACTACTATTTATCTTTTCAAAAAGTATTGCTCCATGTGTCTCTACTCTACTGAATAAAACAAGTGTATTACCTTTTAAGTCAAGAGTCAATTTAGTAATAAAATTATTCCTTTGTTCATGAGAAATTAAATATTGTATCTCATCTTCATATACCTCAAACTTCTGAGGAAAATGTTTAAGTATTAAACAAGTAATATCTAACTTAGAAAGATACCCCTTCTCCTGAAGTTCCTTTGTTCTTATAATCTTATATGCTGGTCCAAACAACCCCTCTAACACCCACTTATGCGTCTGTGTGCCGTCTAAAGTACCAGTGAATCCAAATCTATGCTTAGCTGTATGTAACTTGGTCATAATTTGAACTAGAGATTTGGACTTGAACTGGTGGGCCTCATCACCAATTACAACACCAAATTTCTCAAACCACTTTCTTTCCAACTTATAGATAGATTGCCAGGTCGTAATAATTACAGGCCTATCATCTTCCTTTTCTTTTCCAGAATAGATACGGTGGCAGTATGACTCAGAATCCCAACCATATTCCTGAAAATCTTTATACATCTGTTCTACAAGAGATGTCGTTGGAACAACTAAAAGAATTTTTTCCCCTTTGTCTACATAATATCTTACAAGAGCGTAAATCATCAAAGATTTGCCAGATGCAGTTGGTGATATCAATAGTCTTCTGTTATGCTTTAAAGCATCGCATACTCCCTCAATTTGATAATCCCTAGGTTTATGTTTAGAGATAGCAGTCATATAACCTTTAACACCTTCATAAGAAATTAAATTATTAACTTCAAATGGTTGTCCAAAATACTTATTCTCTTCAAAAAAATAAGTATATCCGTGTCTATCACAAAAACTTACAATCTTATCTAATAAACCAACATAGATTTGTCCGTTAGATGTTGAGAACAAACGGATCTTTCCATCCCAATACTTGTTACGGTATTGCGGCATAAATTTTGCACCATCTACTTCAAAAGTAAAATGGTCTGAAAGTTCCATACAGATATGCGGTTCCGCTTTTATCTGTAAATTAACCTCATTTAATTTTCCTATAACCACATCAGCATTATGTGTATTAATCAATAGGACCCATTCATCTGGGTATATTTATCGCTTATTGTCCAGGACCCAGGACCTCATTTCTTTTTTTCCTTGACCAAATTCTTGTTTGAATTGCTCTCCGTTGAGCCGGTGAAAGTGGTGCTGCTGGATCATCATATCTTGTAGTTCCAGGTCTTTGTGTACTAAGATTAGGATCTCTTCGTTCTCCC